ATTGTAAGTGGTGTTGAATGATATGATCTTCCAAAATCACCGTGTTCTTTAATAAATTTCTTTTCTCTGTTTCTCGCATCTTTAATATATTTGTTAGATGCTTTATTTAATGATTTTACAAACTCTGGTTTTTGTTCTGACCAAATAGTTGTATTAAAATAATTATTGATAAACATTATTTAAAAGGCCTCCCTAAATGCCATACTACAAGACTATATCTTGTGCCTGATGTTACTGGTTTAACTCTATGCCAAACAAATGATGGAAATACAATAATAGATCCTTTCGGTAAAATCTCTTTAGCTCTTCTTAAATGTTTAGCTTCATCTCTCATATGTGGATCGTAGTTTCTAAAATCAAATTCTAATTCACCACCTGTGTATTCTGAACCATCTGTTAATTGACAAGTCATAGATAGTTTTCGAATCTTACCATTGTCGGGTCCTTCTTTTTCATAAGGTTTATCCCAACCATCACAATGCCAATCATAATATTGGTTGTGTTTATATTTTGTAAATTGACAAGACTCACTTCTTTCCCAATCAAAGTTCCAACCTGCATTTCTATTTGCTTCGTGAACATATGGATGTAATTCTTTGTATATCCAAGTATCATTTAACCAAACTAAATCAGAGTTTCTTTTTCTTTTTAAATCTTTAACTTCATCTTTAGATAATTTTCTATCTCCATAACCACCAGTTCTTGCCATTGTTTCTTCTTGTTGATTAGCATAAGCTATTACATCATCACAAAACTTTGGTGTAAGCACACCAGTAAAATACCAGTAGTAATTAGATATATTCATAAGTTATGGTTTGAACAAAATTCAAACTATCTTTCTGATCATTTGATACAATGTACATATTAGTAGATGGAAACATAACAAACATATTTTTTTTAAGTTCTATATCCCAACTTCTTCCTTTACGTCTATTGTCATCGAAATGTATTCTTATCCAACACTTATCAACTTTGACTCCGTAAAGCATTGTAAAGTCAGGTGAGTTTCGAAGATCTACTGGATCAACATTTAATAAAGGTTTAGATACTTGACTAGGTTTATAAATATCACCCCAAGAATCTTTGTTAACTAAACTAATACCATAATCAAGACCGATAAAGTCTCGCATATATGTATTTAACATATCCCAAGTTCTAGAGAATGGAAATTGTTTATTAGTAAATGATGATTGTAAAATATCGTTAGTAAGTTTTTCTTGGTCTATCTCAAAACCTTTCGGCATATCAACATCACCATAGAATAGACTTTGTTCTGTTAATATTTTCTTTTGCATACCACCACCATGTATAAATTATGCTTTAGAGTCTGTCAAATCCCAAGTTGTATTTGCTTCATTCCAAACGTAATGCCACATATGAGTGTTAGCTTCATTTTGTGAAGTTTGTTCTTCAGTTAAAGCAGGAGCATCACCTATTGGTGATTTCCAAGAAGCTGAATCATTATGTTTTACCCAAGATGCGTAAGGTTTTTTAGGCCAGAAGATTTGATCATCTTCATCCCAAGTATAACCAATACCTGCATAGTTTCCTCTAAATGGAGTTCCGCCATCTTTATGTGTATTACCTGATGTATTGTAAGAAGTTTGAATCCACATTTGTGCAGGCCAATTATTATGTGTTTCTAAATATTGTTGACCTACTGATTCATCCTCTACACCATCAGCGTTAAGCATATCAGAATTATTCAAGGTTAATACTTGAATAACTTTTCCGTTAGCTCCGAGTTTTGCAAAATGTGCCATAATTGTCTCCTATTATATATTATAAATTTTGTTCATTCAACTACTGGAATTTATATCTTATTATCACTATTCCTGAACCACCAGTTCCTCCACAATTTCCTGGAAGGGGGTGAGCTGATCCTCCACCTCCACCACCAGAGTTAGTTCCACCTGCAGCACCCTGTTGATTTGATCCACTATTTCCATTTGCTCCAGGATTAAAACCTGCTCCTCCTTGCATACCTGTTGGATTAGGACCTTGAAAAGAAGCTCCTCCACCGCCACCTAAACCACCATTTCCGCCTGTTGATGATTGACCAGTGTTTACTGTTGCGCTACCGCCTCCACCACCAGCAAAAGATTGTGGACTTCCATAAATATGTGTAGTTGCTCCATCTCCACCATTTCCACCATTTGTTGGGGAAGGAGTACCAGTTTGACCTGCAGCAGTAGCTCCACCACCTCCACCTGCAGCGTGTGCTCCACACGCACTTCCATCTCCACCTGGATTTCCTTGAGGAGGACTAACAGGAGGACTATTTCCTGTTCCTTTATTATTTCTTAATCTTCCGCCACCAGACCCACCTGGTTGACCACATCCACCATCACTTCCACCGCCACCACCACCCGTTGATGTTATAGTTGAAAAAACTGAATTAGAACCTGCAAGACCATTATTTACACCTGGAATACCTCCATTTCCACCAGCTCCAACTGTTATTGGAAAAGATGTTGCAGTAACTGTTAAACCCGCTGCGACTAAAGGGCTTGCTGTATAAGGAGTAATAGGATTATTTCTTCCTTCTCTAAAACCACCAGCCCCACCACCGGCAGCAACATTACCACCACCGCCACCGCCACCTGCAACTACTAAATAACCTACAGCATTATTCGCAGCACAAGCTGCCGCTGAACATACTGTAAAAGTACCAGGACCTGTAAATGTATGAATCTTACAATTTCCTGATGTAGTTATTGTACCTCCAGTTGCTACTATATATGGATTTCCTATTATATTAGAAGTTGAATCTTGAACATTTTTCCAACCCTCTGTGTCATCTACATAAACAAAAGTTACTGACTGACCCTCTGTTGATAAAACTGCATTATCATTTACCCCACCTATTTTTTGAGATCCATTAGGTGCTACTGTTAAATTATTTGTTTGAAATGTATTTGTATAATCAACTACTGACACAATATTTCCTGCAGTTCCTGCTGGTAAATTCATTGTAAACGCACCACCAGATGTATTTGCAAAATAACCTTCTCCATTTACTGCAGTGAATGTTGCTGTTTTAATACTACCTGTCTGCCAATCAACCGTTCCAGTTCTTCCGAATCCTGATTGAGACGCTCCACTTGCTAATTGTATTGTATCACCAGAAGCACCTAAAGTTATAGTAGTTCCTGATTGAGAAATTATACTTCCACCATCAGTCGCTTTTAGTGCATTTGATTTTAAATCTCCATTAACTGTTACTGGAACACCTGCTGATACTGAAACTGAATCTCCAGAATCTCCAACAGTTACTGTCCCACAATTTGTTCTTGGACTTATTTTATTTACTTTTACTTCACTCATAATTTACCTATTGAAATTTATACCTTATCATTACTATACCTGAACCACCATTTCCACCCACACTTCCATTGTTAGTACCACCTGCTCCACCTCCACCACCAGTGTTTGTTGTTCCAGCACCTCCTGCTCCTGCTGGGTAACTTCCTCCATTTGCGCCACCACCTGAACCACCTGGTGCACCTGTTGTTGGAACATAAGCACTTGCACCAGCTCCACCACCACCTGCAAAATATCTTGTTGAACTTACTGGACCTGGTGTTCCATACGAAGGAGCGCATCCAGGTTTAATAAATGCATCAGCTACAAAAGACCCTATTCCACCGCCTCCAGCTTGTCCAGCACCTGGACTACTTCCAGGAGGTTGAGCACTTCCTCCAACAGCACCTGCTCCACCACCGCTTGCTGCATTACATTGAACTCTAGTTCCACCATTATTACCTTGTGGTGGACTTACAGAAGGTGTATTTCCAGAACCTGCACCGCCTGAAGGTTTACAAGGTTGACAACTACCACCAGCAGCACCTCCAGATCCTCCATTAGCACCACATTGATGAGGTAATGGATTATTATAACCACTTCCTCCTGCACCACCTCCTGCTGAAGTTATTGTTGAAAAAGTTGAATCTGCTCCGCACGTTCCTCTATTAGGGGTTGGGTTATTACCACCTGTTCCTCCACCTCCAACTGTTATTGGATAACCTTGAGCTGTAACAGGTAAACCTGTCGAATTACTTAAAGGAGACATAGTTGGTGATGGTACACATCCAACTGAATTGGAAACTCTAAATCCACCTGCACCGCCGCCTCCCGCTCCAGTTGAATTATTATTATGTCCACTAGCACCACTTCCTCCGCCAGCAACTACAAAATAATCAACTGTATTTGATCCTCCTGCATTACCTGCACTTGATACACAAAATGTTCCAGGTCCTGTAAAAACATGTGTTTTAAAATTTCCACAAGTAATAACAGTTCCACCTGTTGCAGCTACAAAAGCTGCTCCATCAACACTTGATGTTGAATCTTGTACTACTCTCCAACCTTTTGTTGAATCTACATAAACTAAAGTTATAGATTGATCTTCTGTATTTAAAACTGCATTAGCGTTAACACCATTAATTTTATCTGTTCCATCTGGAGTTATTGTAACATTGTTAGTATCCCAAGTATTTGCGTAATCTTTTAGTGACACAATTGAACCTGCAGATCCTGCTGGAAGTGTAACTGTAATTGCAGAACTTGTTGTGTTAACAAAATATCCATCACCACTTACTGCTGTAAACGATGAAGTCTTAGCCGTTGTATCCCAGTCTACTGTTCCTGTTCTACCGAATCCTGTTTGTGATGCACCAGATGCAAGAGTAATGGTATCGCCACTTGCACCGATAGTTATCGTGTTGGCATTTTCATTGATAATGTTATTGCCGTCTTGATCTTGTATGTTGTCTACTTTAATTGTACTTGTCATAATTATTGAAATTTATACCTTATTATTACGATTCCGCTACCGCCAGCTGCACCTGTTCCACAATTTTGTGAAGCAGCACCACCGCCTCCACCACCAGTGTTTGTTGTTCCAGCTGTTGCAGAGCCAGATATTGGACCTCCTGCTCCGCCACCACCAGTTCCTCCTATACCTCCACTTTCAGGTGAACCAGGAGTAGTGCCTCCACCACCTCCACCACCAGCGTAGGCTGTTGGACTTGCTGAAATTGAAGTTGTTGCGCCAGCACCACCTGGTGCTTCATTACATACTCCTGGAGTACCTCCAGCTATAGCACCACCCCCACCTGCACCAGCCCATTGGTTGGGTGTACCAGGTGTAAATCCACCGTCATTGCCTTGAGGCGGACTTACAGGTGGAGTATTTCCTGATCCACCTGTACCACCAAATGATGCTCCACCACCAGAACCACCTTGTCGACCGCTAGATGGACTAAAATTTCTTCCTCCACCACCTCCACCACCTGTTGAAGTAATTGTACTAAAAAGTGAATTATTTCCATCAGAGCCTGGATTTCCTGCTGGATTTCCTGAAGATCCACCACTTCCACCACCACCAACTGTTATTGGGTAACCTTGAACTGTAACAGGTAAAGCTGAAACACATGCTCCTAAAGGACTTGCTGTATAACAGCCTGTTGATGTTCCTGAAGATTCACGGAATCCTCCTGCGCCACCACCTCCTGAACCTAATGAAGATGGAACTGCTCCACCACCTCCACCGCCACCACCAGCTACAACTAGATAATCTACTGTTGTAGATCCTACTGGATTACCTGCATTTGTTACTGTAAAAGTTCCTGGGCCTGTAAAAGTGTGAATTTTGTAATCTCCACAACAAGTCACTGTTCCACCTGTTGCTACAATAAAAGTATTTTCAACATCAGCTGTATTTCCACTAAATACTGTTTGCCAACCCACTGTTGCATCAACATAAATAAATTGTATTGAAGAATTACTGTTTGAAATTATAAAATCCTCTGCTGCACCATTTATATTAGAACTATTTCTTCCAACAGTAATATTATTAGTTACAGCTGTTCCATTGTAATCTGAAACGGCTACCACATTTCCTGCACTTGGTGATGCTGGAAGTGTAACTGTAAAAGCTGCTGAAGTCGTATCACAAAAATAACCAACTCCTGATACAGCTGTAAAACCTGATGTCTTTTTTGTAGTATCCCAAGATACTTCACCCGTAGAACCAAATCCTGCTGCAGTTGCACCACTTCCTAAAGTTACCGTATCACCAGAAGCACCTAGTGTTAAGGTAGTTCCGCATTGTGGTTCGATTGCATTTACTTCTATCTTACTCATTAAATAACTACCAATGTTCCTGTTACTGTTTGTGTTCCAGTAATAGTTACTGGTCCTGCTAATACGCCTGAATCTAGAGTTTGGTCTTCATCCAAAGTTGAGGCATGAGTTACAACATAACCTGTTGCCTCCATTACCGGTGACATTGCTTTCTTTGCAGGGACAGTACAAAATACTTCTTTTTCTCCTGAACCAAAATTAATATTAGAAGTGTCTCCTGATGAATTACTTATCACTGTGTCTCTTGAAAGAGTGTCTGGAGTAGCATCGGTTACTGTACCAATACCAACTTCAAACTTATCTGTACCTGTTTCTGTAATACAATAATACGTAGTATTAGTTGTACCAACTCCAGCTACAAATGTTATAAAGTCCTGTGAAGCACCAGCTAGGTCTAACGTTCCCGTTCCCGAGGTAGTGCTTGTCTCTTTAACTCTATCGTTAATGACAAGTGCCATCTAAACCTCTCTTACGTTAATCTTAATATTGCTGCAGATGTTGTAAATGCAGGGAACTGAATTGTAAATGTTCCTGCAGTTGCAGTTTTATCTCCACCAAAATCTAAAACACAAACAGCATCAGTAGTACCTGAACCACCGTCAGTTGTTGTATTATAAATTAAAGCTCCTGCAGCTGTTAATGTAACTCCAGTAAAAGATAAGTTAGCAAAATTAGTAATTGCCACCGCTGAAGATACTTTTACACCTTGATTAACAAGTGCTTTACCACCTGCAGTGTATCCTGATGAAGTAACTTCAGTATCAGATCCACCACCTGGATTTGTTGAATAGTTTTCAGTTGATGCACCTAAAGTTGCTGTTGATACGTACATCGCTAATTTATATGTATCAGATGATGTATCAAAGTCGTGTTTTCCTTGAAGTAATTCTTTTTTAAAAGAATTACAAATTGCGTTAGTTGTTATAGCCATAATAGTTCTCCTTTAATTTTATGGTGATGGTGAAGGTATCTTAACTCTAGGTACCCCATCATCGTATTCTGCTCGTCTTCTTCTCCCCATTTGTTGGAGAGCAAAATTCTGTACACCTTCATTATACTTACTTTTATATAGATTGTACATATCCATCGGCCCTTTTAAAAATCCGTAAGCCTCTGATAAAACTCCATCTAAAAGCATACCTTGCTGGTATTCTGATAAATAAGTAGTGTTAGAGGACGTAAAGCTAGGTGGTGTGATAATATAATTTAACTGTACTGCATAAGCTTGGTCTGGTGTTGGTGCAACTACAATAGATGATTCATCCCAGTTAGCATAATATTTAGGTAATCCTGTAGCACCACTTCCATTATATTCTGTTATAAAACTAGTGTCTCTTTTTTCCATAAAGCTTCTATCTCCCGATAGACTAGTTGTGCTAAAAACTTGAAGGGATCTAATAATTAAAAAATCTGCAGGAGTGACTAAATATCTTTTATTTGCAGTAAATGACGATGTTGCATATTTTCTTGTGTCATCGTAATCCACTTTACCCGCAACATCTAATTCTACGTTTCTAATGAATTGTCCAATAATAGTATCGCTTAAAACATTACTATCTACTTCAGTAAAGTTTCTTACCTGTGTTAAAAAATCTGAATAACTTATAGCCATTATGTAATACTCACTGTTACTGTTCCTGTTGTCATAGTTAATTTTCTTCTTCTATTTTGTAATGAAGGATCAGCAGGAATCATAGCTGAAGTTCCTTGGTTTATAAATGCAAAGTTTCCTGGAAGAGATAGATCAGCAACACCTACTGTAGTTCCACCAGAATCAGAAATTGTTTGGTCATTTGTAAATTCTTGAGTTGGTTGTTGAAACTTTTGATTTCTTGAATTTTGTAAAGCTATTGCATCAGATACATTGAACTTTCTTCTTATCTGTGGATGCTTAGGTTCAAACTCAGAATAATGAACTAAAGAACCATTCCATTCCTTCACCATCTCAGTGTATGGAAAAGCCATTCCTGATCTATCCGATATTGATTGCGATCTTTTTCCTGTAGCCCATTTTGGCATAATTATACCCCGTTAGGATAAAAAGATTGTGGAGTGATGTATGTAGATGTTCTTTGACCATCTTCATCTAACGCTCTTTTCAATTCATCCTCATAAATTAATTTATTTTGTTGTACAAGCTGTGGAGCTTTTTTCATAGCTAAGTAATAAGCTAGCCCTGCGCACATGCAAGGCAAAAATCTATAAGCAACATCGGCATCATTTGTGTATGCACCTGCATCTTCAATTCTTTTAATTACATAAAATTTTAATGTGTTGTATGTGTTTAAATCGGGTGCCTGATACAAATATATATTTGGTGTAGTTTGTCTATCTACATAATATTGTGACGGTTGTCCTAAGGCTAATTTATTTGGTAATGCAGCATACGCTGATCTATCAATTTTAGTTAAAGAAACATCCTGTGTATTTACTCCATCTGATGCTGCTGCACTTGAAGATACATAAGCTTCTAAGACATCATTAACATCTGTATCAACAGCATATTCAGCTTGACCAGACACTAGAGGTATTTCGTTTAATTCTGTTTTCCAAAGGTGAATACCTCTGTTACCCCATTCAGCAAATAATAAATCTAAACTTCTTCTAGCAGAACGCATTTCATAACCAGAAGTAGTGCTAAGACCACATCTTTCGTAACCTTCGTCAATTACTTCATCTATATTAAGGTTAAAGCTCGTAGTTCCTGAAGTTGCCATTTAAGTCCTTTTTACGGTTATACAATTTCTTAGATTGTATCACTTTTTGACTAAACTTTGAAGACCTTAGACTTTTTGCTGTTGGGTTTCTTTTTAACTTGTAGTTTTTTCTTTTTTTCACCTCTAGCACCTCTTAACTTACCATCTATTTGTGCAGATATTTGTCCTCGTCCTATTGCCATTATACTAAATCCTTGGCCTTTCCTATTATTGGTTTATATTTTGTTTTACCTTCTGATTTATATGCATGCATAAATTGTTCACGTCTTCCTTCAGGTATCCAAGAACAATGGATCCATCCAGAATTGGGCTCACCAGGAGTATAGAACTCCAATATTAATTGATCTGTCTCAAGGTTCTGTTTAATCCAATCAGCAACTTCAGCATTATCAACTCCAACACATTCGAAGTCTGCAGCCTCAGCTTTTGCATGCTGTGAATTTCTAGAACTGCCGATTGCTAAACATAAATCTTCACTACGAAATCCGCTAGTGATTTTTACTCTGCCAAAGTGGTCTCTTACAGGCTGCAAAATATTTTCACATAGATCTTTTAGTTTTTCTATTTGACCTGCGTTTGGATTGTTGTTGATTCCTTTACGAACAGCTGTGTCCGATTTGATTAACTCTTGAAGAGTAAAATTACGAGATAGATTCATTATTTTTCTGTGATAATTTTTTTAATAGATTTTGATCCATCTATATTTGATTCAAGTTCTGCTTCTACCTTGCCACACATATACTGAACATTAACATTTATGTCACGTTCTGCCAGTCTTTTCCCT